TAAACGAATGGACGAAACGCTATTGGCACAGTTGGCCGCGATGGGAATGCCGGAGGGCATGACTGATCCAAATCAGATTCTTGCTTGGGTTGTTGGCAGGATGGGATCGGCAACGCCGGCCGCATCCATCGAGATGCCAGAGCCAATGGAATCGGCATCGCCAGTAATGAGCGAAGATCCGAAGCCCGAAGAGGTTGTTTTGGAGAACGCGATGGACGAAACCAAGCGAGCACAAAACGCATCCGAGCAAATCAAACGAGCGTTGGCGGCTGATCAGTCGCGGCGCAAGGAAATCACCAGCCTTTGCACACTCCACCGCATTGACCGAGCGTTTGCGGATGAATTGTGCGACGGTTTTGTTTCGCTTGACGACGCTCGGAAAAGGATTCTTGAACGCATGGCAACTCAGCCCGTCGGCCAGACCGCCGAATCGGCCCGCGTCGTCGGGTCTGAACAAGACCGCGTTACCGATGCCATCGGTGGCGGACTAATTCTCCGAGCCTTAAACGCGGCCCGCGTCAGCAAGGCATCCGCCAAGGTTGCCGAGCAATCGCAAGAGTTTTCGCGAATGCCGATCGTTCGAACTGCGGAAATTCTCCTTCGCTCGTATGGCGTCAACACCGACCGAATGACGCCGAAAGACGTCGCACAGGTTGCGATGGGGCATCGCGAAGCGTCGCGACGGTTTGGAATTGAGAGAACCTCATACCATACGACCGGAGCATTCCCGAACCTGCTTGCGGACGTAGCGAACAAGACGCTTCTGGCAGCCTATGACGAAGCCCCTTACACCTGGAGCATCTGGGCACGACAAGGTGCGAGCGTTACGGACTTCAAGCAGATCAACCGGATTCGGTTTAGCGAGTCGCCAGATCCTGAAATCGTGCCGGAGCGTCAGCCGTATCCCGAAAAACGCATGAGCGATTCAAAAGAATCGTACACCGTTGAAAAGTACGGGGCTATGTTCTCCGTATCGTGGGAAACGGTCGTTAACGACGACCTAGACGCAATCAGCCGAGTGCCGGCGATGCACGGTAACGCAATGCGACGCAAGCAGAACAAAGTCGTCTATAGCGTGCTGACCGCTAACGACGTGCTAAGCGATAACGTCGCCTTGTTCAACGCGACTCACGCTAACGTATCCAGCGGAGCCGGCGTCCCTTCGGTGGCGACGCTTAACGCCGGATTCTTGGCAATGGCAAAGCAGACCGGCCTATCGTCGGATGCGGTGCTTAACTTGACTCCGCGGTACTTGATCGTGCCTCAAGCCTACGCGGCTACCGCGATGGAGCTTTTGAACTCCACCGCGAATCCCGCGGTTGGTGGTTCGGCTGTTGGTTCAAGTGGCGTGGTGAACATCTACAATATGGCTGGCGGTCGGCAGTTGACGATGGTTGCCGATGCCAACCTTGACCTCAACAGTTCGGCGATTTGGTACTTAGCGGCCGATCCGGCACAGATCGACACGGTTGAAATCTCCTTCCTTGAAGGCGAAGAGTCGCCAGTGCTTGAGCAGGAATGGGACTTCGATCGCGACTGCTACAAGTACAAGATTCGCCAGACGTTTGGAGCCAAGGCGATCGACTACCGCGGATTGTATCGCAACTCGGCATGATCCGAGTTTGAGTTTTAGCCGCGGCCAATAGTGGCCGCGGCCGTTGGTTTTTCAATTTCAAACAAGGATCAAAACGATGGCAGGTATTCAGGATTTTTTGGCTTGGGAAGATGACTTCGTGGGGGGCGAAACCTTCACGACTGCGGGCCAGGGCAGCCCGTGGGCGATTGCGGACACCTCCAGCAGCGGGACGCCGGTTTACGCTGTTGTCACGCCTTCGGCGACTGGCGAGATCCGCTTGGGTTTCGACAACACAAGCGAAATTCAAAACGTTTGCTTGTCATTCGGCGATAAGCTTTGTTTCGACATCGACAACCTTCAATCGATTTCCTACCGCGTCAAGGTTGTGCCGGAAAGCACTAACCTGGACTCGGCAACTTCGGTCGCGTTCGGTTTGGCATCGGCTCGAAATGACGCGATTGACAGTATCGCGAACCACGCCAGCTTTCGGCTAATCGGGTCGAATTCGCTTGTCGTTGAAACCGACGACGGAACGACCGACCTTGACGACAAGGCAACCGGCCAGAGCCTCAGCACGACCTACCGTCGATTCGTGATTGACTTCACCGGCGGAAAGTCAAACGTGAAATTCTACGTCGATGGGATTCGCGTTGCTGCCGGCACGACCTTCGACATGAGCGCCGCGACCGGATCGCTACAGCCCTATGTGCAGATCCAAAAGACTGCCGATACCAACATCGACTTTGTTCACGTCGATTACGTCAGCGTCGAGGCGAAGCGCTGATGCAAAGCGTAGAAATTAACGCCGGTCAATCCGTTGAGGTTGCCGGCGTAAAGATCGCCGTTGACGGAGTGACGCGACACAGCGAGGGCGACGGGCCGCCGGTCCAGCGAGTTAGCCTAAGTGTTGAGCCGATCGCCGTAGCGGTGACACAAGAGCAGCCGAAAGCACGGGCACGGACAAGTCAACGATGACCTTACGCGATGCAATCGCAAGCGACGCAACCGCGGTTTTTCTGAACAGTGACGATTTCGCCGAATCGGTGACCTATCACCCACATCGATTCTACGGGTCGGAAATCAGATCACCGCGAACGATCAAGGCGGTTGTTATTCGCGAACAGGTCGACAACTTCGCAGAAGACGTTGTGACCGTGCTACCGCGATTTGAAGTACACGTTGCGAACGATGCGACCAACGGCATCAGTAGCACGGAGATCGACACGGGCGGCGATCAGTTAGAGTTCCCAGCCCGCGACGGCAAGGCGGCCGAACGCCGAGCCATACTGAAGATCACGACGCAAGATAACGGAATGCTCGTCCTCGAATGCAGATAACCGCAGCCCTGCCGGTGCTAACGCGAATAACCGAAGAGCTTTTCGATAGGCTCAATCGGTTAACGGCTGGCTATAGCGATTTCACTTACGTTTACGAAGTAGTCAGGCCGACTCGATTGGCACAGTACACGCCGAGGCATTTGCAAATCATCGTCGTGAAAGGCGAACGCGAACGGATGCCGGAGCTTGATTGCCCTGGCAATCCGCCAGCAATCGCATATCGGCAAAGGTTTGACATTCGCTGCCATGTGCTACCGAGCGAAAAAGACACAACCCCAATCGATCAATACTGCGAGATTTTTGAGTCAGACGTTGTTAAGACCGTTTGCGACGCGAGCCAGTGGCACACGTTCGGAGGTAACGCCATTAACGCAGAGTTCGACGTTGCTGACGCGATCGTATCGGACGGCGGAATCGGTGGCGTTAACTTGCCGTTGCTTGTGACCTACAGGCACGACGAAGGCAATCCGTACAACGTGCGATCGTGATAATTTTTAATATTAAGAGACAGCAGATTGATCGACTTAAAAAAGCGATCGAAGGAATACAGACAAACTTAGACAAAGAGCTTGCGGTTGTAATAAACAAAACAGCAAAGGCAACTCTTGGTCAGATTGCAAAAGATATCGGAACAGAATTAAACACGACACAAAAGGCGATCAAATACGGCGGCAAGGCGTTGCAGGTGCTTGGAAAAGCGACAGTTACAAATCCCGGCGTAATTGTTCGAGTGACCAGAACGGGCCGAATGAGTCTTCGGCATTTTAAGCCAAAGCAAAACGAGCTTGGCGTTAAATACAAAATAAGCAAAACAAAAGGCAACGCATTTATAAGGTCTGCATTCATGGGCCCGATACCTGGACTGCTTAACGCACAGTGGAAAGGCAATGTGTTTAAGAGAAAAGGCGAGCCAAGAAAAATGAAAAAAGGCAGATACGCTGGAAAGATTCGAGAACCAATTACAAAGTTAAACGCCGCATCGCCCTGGGGTGTTTACGTTGCCAAAAACTTCCAACCTGAACAGGTGCGACGAATTAACGAGCGACTAGAGAAGGAAATGGAAGAACGAATCCGGTTTCGGGTTGCCACAGCCTTTAACAAAGCCAAGCCAAGAGGAATTTAATCAATGTCGCTACTCAGACGCCGCACAGTATTCGCTGCCAAAGCCGAAGCAACCGTAGGCACTGCCGAAACGCTGACCGCAAGCGAAGGCGTTTTCAACGTTTACGATTTGCTAATTCAGCCCAACATTTCGATGACGCAACGAGAGGGCCAGGGGGCGTTTAACTACCTAGCAGCAATCGCCGCCGGTCGCCAAGGCACGGCCACGTTTTCGACTGACATCTATTGGGGCGGCGACAGCGGATCGCTTCCGCCGTGGGCTACGGTACTTCTTCCGGCTTGCGGTTGGGTCAACACGTCAGGCACGTTCAAGCCGAAGACCGCTAAACCTGGGACCACTAGCAGCGACCCGCGAACAATCACAATCGGCGGCTTTGTTGATGGAAAATATCGAAAGCTATCCGGTTGCATGGGCACGTTTTCGATCGATTTGCCGACAGGCGACCTCGGGCGGATCAACTGGACATTCAGCGGTAAATGGGAAGCGGAGACGGATTCGACGATCATCGCGCCAACTTATCCTACCGACTTGCCTAGCCGATGCGCTGGCGACACGTTCCAGTTCAACAACGCGAACATCTGCGTCGCGTCGGCAACGATTGACGCCGGTAATTCCGTTGTGATGAGGGAATGCACGACGCACGTGAGCGGCTACGCATCGGCGATTGTTACGAACCGCCAGCCGGTTATCACGGCAGACCCCGAGGCCGTTTTGGTGGCGTCGCTCGACCGGTATTTAGCACTAACGGCATCAACCGAATATGAGCTAGAATACAAGCTGCCAACTGCCGGATCGGGAACGATTATTTTTTTGGCACCGAAAGCACAAATCCAGACGATTGCCCAAGGCAACCGAAACGACATTGTGACCGATGACATCACTTGGCAGTGCAATAAGAACGGAACCACAAACGATGAGGAATTGACGATTCAATTCGTCGATGCAACGCCATAATGCCAAAGAGCTTAGACCGTGATGACAGAATCGTTTTCGTTTTGAAAAGCGACGCCGGTAAGCCGCGCGACATACAGCCGCGGTTGATCGGCAGCGTGCTAACGCTTGGGAAGCAAAAGCAACTTTCCAAGGCGTTGGCTTCGATGAAAACAGCAGACACCGAGGGCAGGATTAACGCGGCGATCGATGCCGTAATGTTTTGTTTAAGTGGATGGGAGAACTTCGGCCGTGAGTTTAGCCGCGAAGCACTTGAAGACCTTTTGACGATCAACGAAATCAACGAGATCATCGACGCAATCATCACGACATTTACGGCAAGCGGTGACGAATTAAAAAAATCCGCATCGCCGCCTACGTCCGCTGCGGCGAGCTTTGCAAATCATGCCGCGGGCGATGTAACGAACTTTTCGATGAACAGCAGAGAATCGAAATTGAGTGCCCCGCCTGTGTTGGGCATGGTTGTGAATGGTGTCGAGGTGGATACTTTGAACTAAAGGAATGTCCGTCGTCGTTTATTGGTCGCGACATGATTGACCAAATAAACATCGCGGCGGCTTGTGTCGATGGCGTGCTACCGCAAACCGGCGGGTTACTTGATCAGTCGGCGTGGTGGTTTGAGCTTCGACGAATTCTAAACAACGAAGAAAACGCAATTCAGATCGAGCAAGTAGAGCGAGAGCGAAAGCGATATGCCAGACGTTGAGTTCGCGATTGGCGGTAAAAACGAAACGGCGAAGGCGATCAACTCGACCGTCGCCGGATTGTCGCGTCTTGAAATGTCTTTTGGTTCAATCATAAAAACCGCTGCCGGTTTTACGCTTGTATCGGGAACAATCAATACAGCACTTCGCGGCATTGAAAGGCTAGGCAGTTTAATTTCCGCGGGCGTGTCTGATTACGATAAGGCTACGGAGGCTAATCGAGCACTTCGTCAGGCAATGGAGCTTAACGGCGGAGCGACCGACGAAGCTGTTCAAAAAAACATTGAACTTGCCGATTCGCTTGAGCGTCGAACAAACATCGAAGCGGAAGCAATCGCCGAGATGATGAAATCTGCGGCGATGCTTGGCGTTGAGAATGAACAGCTTGACGACGTGGCACAGGCAGCGATCGGGCTATCGGAGGCAATGGGCATCGGACTTGACGATGCTTTAAAAAAAGCACGACTAGCGACCGAAGGCAATTTTGATTCGTTTAACCGCTTAATTCCGTCGCTTAAAGACATGGCGACGAATGAAGAAAAACTAGCCGCAGTAATGCAGTTAGCGAATAACGGGATGGCACAAAAAGAGGCCAGGGCCGATAGTGCTGCCGATGCTTATCAGCGGATGCAGAACAAAGTCGGCAACATGATGGAGGTACTAGGCGAGGCCCTATCGCCATTTAGAAAGCTTGCGTTAGACGGCATCGGGTTTGCTGCCGAAAAGATAACCGAGGTGATGCTTCCGGCTCTTGAATCGATTGGCCCGATGGCTCAGTCAATCGGCGAATGGATGGACTACTTCAAGTCAAAAGTAGTTGCGTCGATCAACGGGGCGATCACGCAAATCACGATGATTGAAGTGGTCGTCGGCAACCTTGGCACCGTCTGGGAGATGGCGGTTGATTCTACGGAATTGCAACTGATCCGACTTGTCGAAGGAACTAAGCACGCTTTTACCGTTGAGATACCAGCCTACGCGGCTTGGTTTGCGGATAATTTTACCAAGCTAATGGCCGACGCTTTTAACGCTGTTGTGACGATCGCCAGCAACCTGGGCGACAAGATCGGCCGCATTATCATGCGGATTTGGGATTTCGTTTCTAGCGGAATGGCTGGCGGGTTTGATCAACTTGCCGCGGACATTGGGCAAGTCGCGTCGGGAAGTCTGCTAGAGGGCTTCACGGCGACCGCGGAAGCATTGCCGGAAATTGCAGCAAGGGCAATAACCGATCGCGAGCAGGAGTTACAGGCGAGAATCGGAAAGCTTGGGACTAACCTTGCCGAAGAGTTTAACACG